CGAGATATGGCAACGGTCATTAAAGTGCTTAACGAGGCAAACAAAAAAAGGAAATAACGTGGCGGAAGTATCGGCAAAGATTGAGGTCGTAGGGCTAAAGGATGCCTTAAAGACCATCAACAAGATTGACAAGTCTTTGCGCCGTGAAATCACCAAGGACTACAAGAAGATTGTTCAGCCTGTTATTGACGATGCAAACAAACTTGTGCCTACTGGCGTTCCGCTGTCTGGTATGGCGCGCAACTGGCAAACCAAATCAGGGTTCCAGATCTTGCCGTGGATACCTGGCATGAAACAAAAGATTGCTGCCAAGATCAATACTCGAGCGATCAAGGAATACAGCGGAAACAAAACCAATGTCGGGACGTTTGCCATTCAATGGAAAGGCGCAACGGGAACAATGTTTGACACGTCCATGGCTGGGTCATTAGGCCGCGCGCTAACTGCACGCTATGGCCGTAGTTCACGAGTAATGTGGAAAGCATACGAGCAACGCCAAAACGATGTCATGTCCGAAATGGAGCAATTGGTTAAGCGCGTCATGGAAGAAGCGAACAGAGAGACCGCATAATGGCAATCAATATCCCGATTATCAGCGAGTTTGACGGCACAGGGATAAAGAAGGCTGTCAAACAATTTCAGCAACTTGAGACCGTTGGCGAGAAAGCACAGTTTGCAATTAAGAAGGCGGCGGTGCCGGCAGCTGCAGCGTTGGCTGGTTTGGCGGCTGCACTTGGTAGTGCAACTAAAGCGGCTATGGAAGATCAGCAAGAGCAGGCGGCGTTAGCGCTTACTTTGCAGAATGTGACTGGCGCTGGCAAAGCCCAGACCGCACAAATTGAAGATCAAATCAGCGCGATGAGTCGAGCGTCTGGTATTGCCGACACAGAATATCGCAAGAGCCTTGAGGCTCTAGTGCGCGGCACAAAAGATGTTGACATGGCCATGAAAGACATGAACCTTGTTATGGATATTAGTACAGCGCTGCAAACCGATTCCAGCACCGTTGCTGATGCGCTTGCAAAGGCTTACCAAGGCAACTTTAAGGCGCTTCGATCATTAAGCCCAGAAATGGCAACAATGATTAAAGAGGGCGCAAGCCTTAACGAAATCATGGACGTGCTTGGCGGAACTTTTGGTGGCGCTACTGCCAAGAGTGCTGAAACCGCTGCAGGCAAAATGAAGATTCTAAAAAACTCCATTGGAGAAACCCAAGAGTCAATTGGTGCTGCGTTGTTGCCCGTTCTTCAAGCAGTACTACCAGTACTTAACAGGTTTGCTGCATGGGCTCAAGACAACCCCAAAGCATTTTTGGCTATTGCAGCCGCTATCGGCATAGTTGCCGCTGCGATCGTAGCCACAAACATTGCCATGGCGCTCAACCCATTCAGCCTTATTGCCGCAGGCGTCGCATTGCTGATCGTGGGTCTTGTAACCGCGTACAACAAGTTTGAGTGGTTCCGTGACGGCATCAACCTGATTGTCAACACGGTCATCGGGTTCTTTGCCGGCATGGTTAACGCTGCAATCGGCGCAGTTAACGCAATTATTAGCGCATATAACTCAATCCCGTTGTTGCCTGATTTGCCAAAAGCTCCAACCGTGCCTGTGCCACAACTTGGCAAACCATCTAATAAACCTGCACCTGGACAAATGAGTATTCCTCGACTTGCTGATGGCGGCATCGTGTCTTCACCTACCTTGGCGCTAATCGGTGAGGCAGGCCCAGAAGCCGTTGTGCCATTAGATCGCATGGGCACAGGCGGCGGCGTGACTATCAACGTAACTGGCGGTCTTGCCACAAGCGCCGAGATCGGTGAATCTGTTGTTAATGCGTTGCGCGCCTACTCACGGAGTGCAGGGCCGTTGGCTCTGAACATTGCCTAATGCCAGGCACAGCTGTTGTTGATTCAGGTAATTATGACCTGCAAATAGAAACAGGGTTTATTGTTAACTCGTTCACGCTTGACAACGTGACATCTGGTGTTCTTGATAACACGTTCTTTGTGCTTGACGGCAACACCGAATACGCCGATGTCATGGCTGACTGCACGCAAGTGAACGTTAGGCGCGGTCGTCGAGATGTTGGCGATCAGTTCAGCGCTGGCACGATGACATTTACTATCCGCGACGTGGACGGCATCTTTAACCCGTTTGATGACAACAGCCCGTATTACGACACACCGCAATCTAAGCCAGGCCTTGCACCTATGCGTAAAGTGCAGCTCATCCGCTACGACCAAACAGACACACCTGAATACTTGTTTTCGGGCTATGTCGTTAATTATGACTACAACTTTGCGCTGGGAGGTTTAGACACCGTGACCGTGTATTGCGCTGATCAATTTTATTTGCTTGCTCAGACCTACATGAACGAACTAAACGTCACGTCCGAGACATCTGGCGAGCGCATTGAAACTGTGCTTGATCTGCCAGAAGTTGACTTCCCAGCGCTACAAAGGGACATCGCGACAGGCACAGTCAACCTTGGACATGACAGCAACTACACCGTGCCGGCAGGAACGAACGTGCTGCAATACATAACGCAGATTAATGAGACAGCAGAGTTTGGGCGTGTGTTTATGTCGAGGGATGGCACGCTGACATTTCAAGAACGGATTGGCACGACCCTTAGCGCGTCCGTGGCCGACTTTCACGACGACGGCACCGAAATTAAGTACGACGGTCTTGGCATTTCCTTTGAGGCGAACGAGGTGATTAACAGGTCTGTGATAACAGGTTTAGACGGTAAGACAGCGACAGCCACCAACGCAGGGTCTATTGCGACATATTTCATTCAGACAAGCAGCATCCTAAATAGCCTGTTACATGAGCAAACAGCCATAGACACCGCGGCGTCCTACCTGCTAAACCCACAACCTGAACCAAGGTTCACGTCGGTGGAAACCAAGTTCCTGATGCTGACTGACGCCCAGAAGGACACGTTGGCAACCGTTGAAATTGGCGACACGATTGCCATAGAAAAAACGTTCCAAAGCGGTGCCGGCACAACCGAGTTAGCACAAGATCTAAGCGTGGAAGGCATTGAGCATTACCTGGACTATTCCACAGGACACAGGGTTCTTTACTCGACTTCCCCCACGGTCATTGTCTATGAGCTGATCTTGGATAACGCCACGTATGGCACACTTGACCAGTTCAATGTTTTAGGATAGGAGACACTATGGCTATACAAACTTTTGTTGCTGGTGAAGTTCTAACGGCTACTCAAATGAACGCGCTGCAAAAACAGGCGGTTATGACTTTCACAAATGAGGCTGCGCGTGATGCTGCACTAACTTCACCAACCGAAGGAATGGTTGCGTATTTGACTGCACCAACAATTCCTGCCGCTACAAGTACAACGGCATTGCCTACTGGTATTAGCACAATTTACAACGGTTCAGTATGGGTATGCGTAACCCCTGTAGGCAGTTATAACGGCGGTGCGTCGCAAGCTTTTACAAGCACTTATGCAGATGTGACTGCAGGCGGTACTGTAATTTCAGTAACGCTAGTTACAGGCACAACAGCATTAGTGACACTTTCAGGCCGAATTAACAGCAACGGAACCTACGCTCGAATTGCTGTCAAAACGGGAACAGTTGCCGCTGGCGACACAACAGCTGCCTACAACCGTTTTACTGGTGAAATAACTGTCGGTAGAACAATTGTTATGACGGGTTTGACTGCCGGAACAAACACATTTACTGTGCAATGCGCAACGCACACCTCAGGTAGCACCGTTGACTTCACACAACTAACAGTACAGGGCATCGCATGAGTATTCCAGAACACATCGCATCAATCTGGGCGAACGAACCGACCATTGACCAGATTAGATATTGGCGAAACTGTGAACTAAACAGCACCGATTGGACACAAGTAGCAGACGCACAATGCGACAAAGCAGCGTGGGCAAAATACCGTCAAGCATTACGCGACTTGCCAGCACAAAACGCAGATCCAAAGAAAATTAAGTTCCCTACAAGCCCTGCATGAAATGGCGTTACCTCATCGGCTACGGCGCGCTAATAGCGGTCGTCTTGTGGGGTTGCGCTGGATGCGGTTATGACGGCTCATACCGTTACCCATGCCAAAACCCAGCCAACTGGCAAAAGCCTGAATGCGAACCACCACTCTGCAACCCATCTGGAACGTGCACAAGGGATTTAATTTATGAAAGCACGCCTTAAACCCGAGGAGCTCCACGCTCGACTAATCGTTGTGGTGGGCATAGTTCTTGCCAGCGTGTTTGCGATAACGGTTATCGGCTTTGTGTACGCGCTTATGTTTGTAACCCAACCGATCGGCCATCAATCACCCAATGACGCCGCCTTTATAGACCTGCTGTCAACCTTGACCGTCTTTATGACTGGCACGTTGTCAGGCTTAGTGGCCTCAAACGGGCTAAAGTCAAAAGCGAAAGAAGGAGCCAAAGATGTTGAAGCCTAAAGACAAAGCTCTACTTGCCTCATACGGTCGCTCAATGTTCGCTGCCGTCGTTGCGCTTGCAGTAACAGGCAACACCGACCCATCCGCACTATTAGCAGCTGCAATTGGCGCGGTCTGCCCAACAGCGTTGCGCTACTTCAATCCTAAAGACATGAAGTTTGGTCGTGGCAGTAGCCAAGGCTAAGGCTGGCGTGCCAAACGCACGCGACTACATAGGCAACGCCGACGGTGCATCACCAGCGCCCCGTGCCGGCATGAACGAATGGATTAAACAAGCAATCGCCGCATCAAATGGCGCGCTTTGGAACAACGGGTCTTGGGGTCAACGTGACATGCGCGGCAAGCCAGGCTCTTTGTCGGTTCACGCAACTGGCAGAGCTGTTGATTTGTCGTATCGCAAATCCGAAAAACAGCCAAAAGCAGGACGCAAGGAAGCGCTGGTGTTTATTGACAAACTGGTTGCTAACGCAAACGAACTTGGCTTGCAATGTATTTTGGATTATTTCCCAGAACCGCAAGGTCGAGCATGGCGTTGCGATCGTTACGCATGGCTCAAATATGACAAACCAACAATCCACGGCGCACCCGGCGGCGACTGGTTTCATATTGAGATAACTCCACAGGCCGCAGACTCGGTAATCTGGGTAAAAGCCGCATTCTTAAAGGTGTTTGGGGAAATCCCACCCAAGGCTTGACCTATCCCCTAAGGTCGAAGCACCGACAAAAGGACAGGCAATGACTGACCCACAGATAGTTGATTACAGCGTCTATACGGGAGTGATGGACAACGGCCAAGAAATCTTGGTGCAGATATTTTCGAGCCCAGAGTCGGGCAAGTTCCTAATGGGACAAATCGCATTCAGATCGCATGCTTCCAGTTGGGGCGTGCCCATACCTTTGGAGAAAAGATGAACTATTTTGCAGAAAAAATCATTGGGTTAGTGCTTTGTACCGTTTTCGGGTTTACGGCGCTTACAGGCGCTCCTGACGCGTCTGGTAGCCCGTCTGGGACTATCGCTTTGGCACCATTTTTGATAGAACCCAGCACAACCACGTCGAGCACGTCGTCCACGATTTACATTGACCCGTACACGTCAGCGTGTGAGCAGTTCAGCGCGCTTGCCGTCAACCTTGGCTGGCCTGCAGATCAGCGCACCGTGCTGGAGTCAATCATGGCTCGCGAAAGCGGATGCCGACCAAATGCTCACAATAAGACACTCAACCGAGACAAGTCACAGGACTACGGATTGCTCCAGATCAACGATCGGTCATGGACAAAATGGTTACAAGGCAAAGGCATCATTGACCAAACGTCTGATCTGTTACACGCACAAACTAATTTGCTGGCAGGTTTAGAAATATACAACTACGGGGTCGAGCGCTACGGGTTCGGCTGGGGGCCATGGAGTGTGAAATGAGCGAAGGTGTGGCATGGAATCAAGGCGAACTATCAGAAGAAACTCGACGAATGGTAATGGAGCAAATGATGACAACTAAACACGACATGGCAATCTTTAATTTGATTAACGAAATTGCAGACATAAGCATTAACCCGCACGCAAGCATTATCCAGCGTCTTAAAGGCATGAAGAACTCGCTATCACTAGAAGACCCGATGCCATTGCACGATGTGATTACACTTGATTTAGCAATCAAAGCACTACAAGCACATTCCTGACCGACAAGGAGATTCCGACAATGAAAACCTGCACGATCTGCAAAGAAACAATCGCCTACCCAGAGATAACAGGCAAAACACACTTCGTTTGTGATGGCCGTGTGCCGGCACGAAAGAATGCCCCATTCATTGAGGGCATGTTGGCGTCGCAATCGTCTGCCGATGCGCGTTGGACAAAGATTGAACAAAACCAAGTTGATGCTGCGATCTTGCACGTTGCGCGCACTAAAGGGTTCTTTACATCTGACGACATTTGGAAGCACCTGGGCGATCAGTTCCCAGTTACCAAGGGCATCGCAGGACGGCTCAATGCAGCTGCGCGTCGTGGCATTATCCGAAACACAGGTGAATTGGCATATGCACAGCGCGGTGGCGCGCATGACCATGCACAACGCCTATCAGTATGGGCTGGCATCTGATGGCATTTAACCTGAACGATTACGAACCAGTAGCCAACCGAATAGCGCGATTTTGGGCAGACCATCCAGAAGGCGCAATCTATTCCGAACTGATTTATGACGATGGCGAGCGTTGCGTTGTTAAGGCCACCGTGCATTTCGTTAAAAGCGAACCTGCCGTGTCATCAGATTACGCAGAAGAAATGAAAACCGAGCGAGGCGTCAACTCCACGTCACGCATCGAGAATTGTTGTACCTCGGCTCAAGGTAGGGCACTAAGCGCGGCTGGCTATTTAGGTAGCGACTGGACAAAAAAATCTACGCGTGAAGAGATGCAAAAGGTTGAGCGTTTAAGCACACCTACAGACACACGGCAGAACCCTGTGCACATACCCTCTGGTGCATTTGCCACGCCTAAACAGATCGGTTACATCAAGAAACTTGCTAAAGACGCAGGCTTAGACGATCTGCGGTTGCTTGAGATGATTCACCGTGAACTTAACGATGACAGCGCGGTGTTAGAGCTGCTTAAATCGCATGAAGCAAGCAAGATCATTGAGCGCTTAAAATGATGCTGTTCTTGCTTGTCAACATTGCTGGCGTGCTGCTTGGTCTAATGCTGACGCTATTTGTAACGATGTTTGATGACCCTCGCAGGGTTGCTGGCCGTAAGCGTGGCAAACAATGAAACTTGACACAAAGATTAGCGAAGCCGATTTTAAGGACATGGTGATTAGCGTTGCCAAGCGTTACGGATGGCTAGTGCATCACGATCTGCCGGCACAGAACAGTCGAGGACGCTGGATGACAAACGTGCAAGGCGATGCAGGATTCCCTGATCTGTTCATGGTGCATCCATTCCAAGGCGGTCGGCCGTTAGTTATTGAATTAAAAGCAGAGAAGGGCAAGTTGACGCCTGGACAAAAGATTTGGTTAAACGCTTGTGAGATGGCTGGTTGTCATGCAGCGGTTTGGAAGCCCAGCGACATGGAGTACATTCTCTACACCTTAAGTAATCCCAGACAGTAACAATCGGCTAGTAGCACGACCTACACCGTCGCAAGGTGATCGGGTAACACACGGAAAGCGTGGGTAGATCGGCGCGTCCCGAATCATGCAACACGAAATGAAACGGGCGAAGCGTCGAGGCGAGCTGTAAACATAATCAGCTGAATGCAATGGGTACCAGGATGGGCAATCTGGTGGGTGGAGCATTCACACATCTCTTGACCTGTAGATGACATACAGTTAACAAACAAAGAAAGCACCGACATGAACCCGACAACAAACAACACTTACAACTACCGAGGACAAGGCGCGCAAGCGCCGCGTCAGCGCAAGCGAAGCGCGCGAGCATGACACGCAAACTA